GAGCGTACAAAGCTTGGAACCAGTCTCGACCGGCAGCACCTCCCCAAAGGTTGGCAGCTACGTCAGCCGGTGTATTTGGTTCAGCTTCTAAGAATCGCGCATTGCGACCCCACCAAGCGTTTGCTTTTTGGACCTTCGCTTCGGTAGGTGCTTCTCCAGCAACTAGCGATTCAGCCTCAAGAACAGTTGCCTTCTCAAGACCGTCACCAGCAAGACCTTCAGCGTATTGCTCAAGACCTCTGCGGAGGTTGTTCTTGACCGTCTCAGGAGCGGTCTTAGTAACAGCGCGAGGATGCCATTTAGCAGCCATCGCAAGCTGTTTGATCGGCTTATCCACAAGACCAAAAGCAACAGCTTCAGGAGTAGTAAACCAAGTCTCTGCTTTCATCGCAGCGCGGATAGACTCAGGAGAGCGTCCGGTCTTTTTAGCGTACACTCCAACCAGCACCTCAGCGTGTTGGTCCAAAGCGTCAGCCATCTTCCGCATATCTTCGGACGTACCCGAAGCCATACCAGAAGGATCGTGAATCATCATCAGAGCAGCATCAGCCATCTCGACCTTATCGCCAGCAAGCGCGATAATCGAAGCAATGGAAGCCGCAATGCCGACAACGCGAGTGGTCACCGGAGCGCGACGACCGCGCAACTGGTTGTAAATCGACAACCCATCCCACACATTGCCACCGGGAGAGTTAATCTCGACAAGCAGCGGACCATTACCCACTTCGTTGAGAACATCCGAGAACTGCTTGCCAGACAGACCAGAACCGCCAAACCAGTCTTCGCCAATCTGGTCAAAGATCTGAATGGTCGCAGTCTCACCAGCGGAAGCCGCTGGAGCGTAATACAACCAATCGCTTTTCTTAGTGAAGCTCATTCTGTTTTCTTAGCTCGCGGCTTGCGTTGTTTCTTTACTACAGCAGTGACAACAGTGTCGTCAACTACTGGTGATGTATTACCATTATCAGGAGCAGCAACTGGAGCAGGAGCGTCGTCCTCAGTGTCAATTGCAATAGCAGCAACCGGAACGCTCGGAGCTTTCTCTTTCTGGATTGTAGAAATCTCAGAAACATCCAAGCCGTACTTTCCAGCCAACTGACGAACAAACAAAGCTTGTTGTGCTTTAGCTTCTAGCGAAGAACGCCAATCAAGACCACGCGCACCGTAAACCTCATCGTAAGTCACAATGCCAGCTTCCAACTCAGCCAACTGAGCCGCAGAGTTACGGCCAACATCGACATTTGGAGAGCGCGGAGCGGTAATTGAAACTTCGTACCAATCCGCTGGAGCGTCATTGAGAGCCGGATCTGTCTTGATCGCGTACTCCATAACGTACTCGTAAATACGTCGAGCCGCCGAAGCCATCACTTGATGCCGAGACTTGAACCAGACCGCAGACATATCTAGCGCACCGCGATAGACAGTTCCCTGCATCGACTCTGGATAGACAAGAACGTAAGGAATACCAACGCCAGCACAGACCTTTTCGGTCAGTTGCCGCCAGTATTCGCGCATATTTACACCGGGACGCTCCGTTGCGAACTGCTCAAATGAATCACCGTTCTTCAGTACTTTAACAGCAGATCCAAATACCTGCTCGTAGTAATTCTCAGCGGTGTTCTGAGTGGTTCCAGCCGTACCAGCGCGGAGGTTGCTGGCTTGGACCTCACCGGAAACGGTCTTAACGATCTGAGCGACCGAAGCTCCTAACTTACAAGCTTCCATCTCCAACTTTTGAAGGTCGTCAAGATCGTGAAGATCGTTGATAACACTAGAGACAAACGGAAGACCGCGAAGCTGTGCGGGACGATTTGGTTCGTAGATATGCACTACGGAGTCCGCGCTGATGCTGCGGACATCAACCAGATTCCCCTGACTCTTCTCGTTACCGATAAAGTAAGCGACAGCGCGACCAGTGCGAGGGTCAAAGCGAACACCGTCAAATACGGTTTCGTCTGACTCCATTCCTTTGGGAGTCGCAATTGATTGAGCTTCTATAAGCTGCAATCGCGGCTTGCCGCTTTCACCTTTGGTTAGCAGCAAGAAACTCTCGCCATCGTAGAACCAACCGCGAGCGGCTTGCCCCATCAGAGTGCCAAATGATTGGCGAGAACCGATGTCGGGATAGCGGCTCCAAATATCAAACCACTTCTTAGCCGCAAGATTCCAAGCCGGATCGCTTGAAGCCGGTTGAACAGAAAAGCTTGAACCAACTGTGTAAGACTCAAACAAGTCTCCCAATCTGTTCATTATCGCGTTGTTCTGTTCAAAAAACCGCGATTTGCGAACAATGGCTTGACGGGTCGAACTGGTTACGTCGAAGCGAGCCGAAGTGTAAGACGTATCGAGATACGAACGACGCAGAGACTGACCGGCTCCTTCGTATTTGTTAACGGGAGCGGGAAACAGCTTGTTGGCTATGGTTTGCAGGATTCCCATTAGCTCATGCGGGTTGTGGCTTCACGTCGAAATTGCGTGAAATCACCGTAATACCGAGTGGTTGCAACAAGAACACTGCCAAGCATCTTGTTGTAAATCTGGAGATCAGACGGACTAGTGATGCCGTCTCCATTTAGGAGAACCACAGCGTAATCGTAATCACTCAGCAGTGATTCCCACATTTCCAACATCTCACCAGCGGAGGCGGAACCTTTACCGGGTTCAGCGAACTCAACCGAAACATCAGAACTGGAAGTGCTGCGGACTAGCTGACCAGACTCCAGAGTGTTAGCCGCAACAGTAAGCTTTGCAGTCAAAGCTTGAAGCAAAGTCAAAGCACCAAGACTTGCGTATGTTGTACGCAAATATGAACGCTTAGTTGCTACGGTGTAAGTCACCACTGACGGGACTATTCACACAGCAGTCTCAGTGTCAAGCGGCAGAAGTTTCCGCTGTGCTGGATCTTAGGTCGTTCCATAACATCACCATTGCTAACTGCATGATCTCGCAATCGTGCAAATGGTCCGGCCAGCGAGTGTTTCGCTTGAACCACAAGTGTTTGATTCGACCGGAGCGGTTAGCGGTTGGCTTCAAAACGTGAGAGTCCAAGTGCTTCCAGTATGTATCAGAATCTGCCGCAAATGCCCCCTCAGCCTCAAGCGGTGCTGGTAAGCTGCAAACGGTCCATTGGTTAGTTTCCGATCCTTTACGGAGCCGCTGGAGAACGTCCCGCATATGCTCAGTGTCAAAGACCAGCAACGGCTGGACGACATCAGTACGCATTGACGTTGAGGTCGTGATTCCGAAGGGATGGATCGAGCCGGTCTTGCTGGTGAACCGCGCACCAGTCTCTCGGCCTTTCATTGGCAACCAGCCGATTAACATCGGCTTCCGCAGACCTCCCTCCGGTGGGTAGCGCAAGCCGCAGGGATAGGTTATCGGAGAGTTGCTGAGTTGTGAAAACTCCGCGCAAGCATCATAAACCGCTTGTGTGTTGTAACCGGAGTCAATGCCGACATCCATGTCATGGACTTTGTAATGCAGTTGGATGCGTCGCAGAGCGGCAAAGTCATCAGCGTGACCAGCCGCAACCAGTCTTGAGTTTCCGCCGGACCACTCTCGGCAGACCCACCACAAGAACGGAGCGGCAGCTTGTACGTCAGCGGTGAGGTAGCGTCTGGCTTCTGGCATCTCGGCATCAGAGACAACCTCCACTCGCTCCTGTTGGGTCTCTTGGTTTTCCCACGGCTCCGACAACATTCCGTTGATGAATCCCTGCAACCCCATCATTGAAGACTTCGCTTCCAAAAATGCGACCGCGAGATTTCCCCAAGTGCATTTGCGATCCGGTGAGTAGAGGCTGGAGAGATGGTAGCTTCTGACGCTGGGGAGGCTCGCTTTGTTCTCAGCGATCCAGCGACCATGACGTAATGCGGCAACCTTCTGGCTGTCGGTAATCTTCCCCTGACAGAGTTGGCAGACGTAGTGGGCGGAAGTGCGTATCTGCTGCCAATCGGGTCTTCCCTCTTCGGTCTTAGCGTTGTCCCAAGTGACTTGTCGCCACTCCAACTTGATCGGCTCTTTGCAGTGCGGACACGGGATGTAGAAGCGTCGCTGGTCTCCGCGAAGATACCGCTGCCAGATTCGACCTTCGGAGGTCGTCGGAGTGCTGGTGAAGAACGCTTTGGAACTTGAGAACGCTTTGAGTCGCTGCTCGGCAAGATCCAGAGCGTCGGCTTCCTTCGCTGTTGCATCAGCGAACTTGTCCACCTCATCACCAACCAGAATGCGGACGGGTCGAGACGCTAGATTAGCCGGTGAGTTAGAACCGACAAAAGTCAACGTGCATCGGTCAAACTGCTGCTCAAGATTGGTAATCTGGTCTTTGTCCGTTGGGAACCGCGCAACCATTGCCGGTGAGTCTTCCAGCATAGGAAGCCAGCGACTTTTGGAGAACGACCGCGCTAGATTCTCGGAAGGCATCAACCACAGCGCGGGACTCGGTTCAACGTCAATGGACCAAGCTAGACCAGCCATCAGCGTTGTTGTCTTGCTGGTCTGTGAACCCCAACAGAGCGTAACCTCAGAGACTGCCGGATCTTTCCAGCACTCAAGCGGCTCGCGGCAATAAGGTCTGACTGCCGTGGAGAATGGTCCGGGGTGTTCAGTCTGACGCTGAGAAAGCGAAAGGTTAGCTTCAGCCCACTCGACTACAGACTGCCGTGGAGTTGGTCGCCAGAGTTGCCGTCTGAACTCCAAGATTTCACGCTCAAGATCAGTCATCAGAAAAGCTCCTCAATAATCTGTCCGCTCTTGATCTTGTAGTGAGCGGCTCCACTCATATC